TCTGTAGCCTTACCTACTTTAGTAAATAAACCTAATTCATCTAATAGTTCAGGCTCTAGCTTAGTAATACCGCGAGTTAAACGACTAACTGCGTCGGTCATGCCTATACCAAGTGCTTGTGAAGCTTTCTTGGCTACGTCGCCTAATTGTAAAAATTGTTGCTGAGTCATGCCACTACTCATAGCTTTAGTAGTAGCTTCCATAGACTCGCGTAAGCTAACAGCGCCGCCGCTTGCTTCAGCAAATCGTTTTGCTAATCCGCCCATTGCTACACCGGTAGCAGCACCAAGCTGGTCTAAACCACGAATCATATTCGTAGTATTCATAGCTTCACTTAGTGAACGGAAAGCGGCACTTACAGCAAATATGTTAGCAGCATATGTTGCGTATAAACGAACTAATCCGCCTAGACCTTGAGCTTCGTTGGCAAAATCACGGGCACTAGCACCTGTGGCACCCATAGCGCCACGGCCACGTCCATACTCCATGTTTTGCTTAGCCGCAGCTGCTCCTGCCGAATACTCAGCACTAGCCTTTTTAGCCTTGCTAGTAACTTTGTCTAGCTCTACGCCTAATTGTTTGGCTTCTGTCGTTCTCTGTTTAATACTTCCTGCTGGATCTTCAACAGATAAGTTGTGTTTTATAGTCGCCATTAATACTCCCTTCAAGGTGCACTGGCAGTAAAATCTGCATAATTTAATCTAGACTATTATATCATGCAACCTAGTAAATGTCAACCCAAAAAATTTTAAACACAAAAAAGCCCGCTAGTAGTTATCTAACGGGCTTCTCTTGTTTTTTACTAATTTCTTCTGACCTTACTATATCTATCATCTTTATCAATGAAATAGTGAATCTGTGATCTACTGGATCTACTTCGCAGGCCTCGAATAAATCTTTAATTCCAATTAAAGATTTTCCTAAATATAACCCAGCCATAGAATCCCACTGATCTTGTAACATCCTATAAACTGTAAAAGCTTGTTGTACTTCTATAGGAAAGTCGTCGTATTCAACAGGTATTTCTTCCTCTACAGGTTCGCTACCCATCATCTCACACATCTCAAAATAAGATTCTCTGGATACTCCTACGCCACTATTTTGAATATAGTTTTTGAGCAGTCTGTTTACTTCTGTGAGCTGCTCTTCGAAAAGTTTCCCAGGTCTGTTACCTGTTCGCTTACAAACGCATCAAAGTTACTTGAGTTTTTCATTAAGTAAAGAGAGTTTTCAGCTGAATACTCTAGTTCGTCGTCTAAGTTAAGACCTGTAATCTCAACAGGAGCTAGTTGCTCTAGATAAGATAGTTTTAAGCCTTTCCAGCCTTTTACTGCATTTTCAACATACAGTTGCAAGAATAAGTCTTCGTTAAACTCTTCTTGTGGTTGGCGATTTTTAAAGCTAGTTTTAGTTGACTTTTTACGAATGTTTAGTAGTGTTTCGCGTGAAAGGAAACTTATGTCGACTACAAAGCCTGGCATACCAGGATACTCGACTTCAACCGACTTTGAGGGTACTAATAAAGATTTAAGTGATAGTGTCATTATTTTTCAAGAAAGTGGCTGGCTCACCATGAGCCAGCCTTAATTAGTTAATATTAAGCTATTGCGTAGTAAGTAATGCTTGTCTCGTTAGCTTCTTCAATATCGTAGCTAGAGCCTGTGTAGCTCTGGCCAGTGAAGTTAATAGTTGTCGAGATAACTTGCTCAGTAGCAATAGTTGGGATTGACAACATAGCTGCTGGAATTGCTACTACAACGCGGGTACCAGTTGCACCACCGATACTTAAGCTTAGTTGATAAGCATTGTCTGCTGATGTGCTTGTGGCACTTAACAGATCTGCCATCAATTCGGCTGTGTAGTTAGTAACACCAGTACCAGCACGTAGATAAGCTGTTACGTTACCGCTTACTGCGCGAGTACCTGTAAAATAGGTAGCTGGCTTGTTAACAACACCTAAGTTTTGTGGTGTTAAGTAAGTAACGTTGTTGCTCAACACTAGCTGACCGCCGGTAATAGCAACGTTGTATGCAGTAGTCTGAGCACCACTGATACCTTTTGTAACTGTTAGAACGCTTAGCTTGTTAGCCAAGAACTTAGCAGTAGTTACTTTTGCTAAGAATGTGAAACTTGTAACTGTTTCGCTTTGTACTAAACTAGCACCATTACCTGCCCACTGAACAGTGGCGATTGCATCAATACCGAAGTCAATAGTAGCTGTGTTTAGTACAGCGTTAGTAATTGTATACTGAATACCGTCAACGTTAATAATTAACGCAAATTTTTGTAACTGGTGTACGTTTGAGTTTGTTTTTGAATAAGTAGCAACTGCACTTGGTGTGTTTGCTGCAGCTGTTGCTGTCCAAGCACCACTAGCACCGATTGGGTTAACGCCCATTAGTGCGTTCCATAACACGCTTTCTTCAGCGGTTAGGTTGTCTGTAGCACCTGCTTCAACAAAGTTAGGGCGAATATAAGTTGAGAAACTAAACTCTACCGGCTCAAGAGCTGTGTTAAAGCTACGTTGACCACGACTAGGAGTTGCTCCTGCTTCATTTAGAGTAATGGTTTCTGTTGTTGTATTTTGCGAAAAACTCATACCGTCAAGCACTTGTAATTCAAAAGTGTTTGAGGCTGAGCAAGCTGCAAAATTAACAGTACCATCGGTATTCAGGCTAGTAGTAAAGTAAACTTTACTATTACGAATTAAATTAACTGCCATAGGATATCCTTTAAAATTCTAATAGCCGCTGAAAGCATTAGCTAGATATTTATCTGCTGCTTGCTTGTATTGGCTAAGGGGTTATACAAGTTGATAACGCACTTGTAAATTTATTTCACCAACCGCATACGGCGCTAATAGGCCCTCATCAGTAGTGATAGACGTAACTAAAATTTCTGTAGTTTCAAAATTATTTGCAGCGTCATACACTAGTACTCTGTTGGCATCTACAGCTGTTTCTAAATCAGCAAGTAGTAATTCTAATTGATCCTGTGCGTCTTCACCTTTACAGTAAACTTTTACACATACATTTAGATATGCCCAGGCAAAATCACTTAGCAAGTATTCTCGCTGTTCACTACCTGGAGTTATATATACGCTGGGGAAATCTTGTACTTCATCCCAGAATTTTAATTTTGCATAAGCATTTTGGTACAGGTTTACTTTATAAGGTGATTGACCATTTATAAGATTAAACTTAGTTGCAAGTGCTTTTATTATTGATGTTCTTTTACTCATACTAGTACAGCCCTTAGTCTATTAGCAACTCTATCTGCCAACAGTTCACGAATTGACTTGGAAATCAATAATTTTGGATCTCGGCTAGTAGGACGTGCTCTGGCTCCACCTTGTGAAAACGTTGCATATGGATTTCTCATATAAGTATAAAAAGCGGTTATCATACCTTCTCTGCTTATACTTAATCTTTGTACGTCCACACTTTCAGCAAATCGTCCTGTTCGTAAATTTAAAATATCACGTCTAGAACCGTCACCCATGTTTTGTTTAACACGTTCTACAAGTAAAGTATCTAATATTGCTTGTAGGCTTGCTAAGCTGAGTGTTTGTTGTTGTGTTGTAGTACCTTTAGGAACAGGCGTTAAGCCTACAGACTTGATTTTTATAGATCTAGTCTTTTTGTCCTTATACGTAGCTGTTTGCTTTGTGTGAGTTTTAAGCTTTGGAGTTTTTCCTTTATGCTTAATGATTAACTCTACAGCTTCTGCAATATCTTCTAGTATAGTATTTGAGCCAGGAACATCATCTATTCCTATACTCAAAGCCATTTCAGCTACTAGTTTGTTAAAAATTTGTAGTTCTTTTGCAGAGAAAGTATTATTCTTTTTCTCTGTGTGCAGTGTTACTACAACGTAACTTTGGCCTAGTACTCGCCTTGCTGTTGCAATAGCTTCTGGCGTAGTATTTTTAAAATCATAAGATATACTTGCTTGAATATCGTATAATTGACGTAGTGAGTTTGTTGCAAAATCAGCTAATCGCTGATTGCCTTGTGAGCTGGCAACTTGTAGTACGTTCTGTAATTTTTCTTCTAGTGGACTTGTTAGGTTTGGATTATCTTCACTTGGAATGTGTCCAATGTCCACTTTTGATCTAGTAGTCTTTTTATAGTCACCACTAGGTACGCCC